GCTATGCCTCGTTATTATCGCACGAAGATTTTTACGGATGATGAAATACGTAACTTTAAAGTTTTGTTATCCAAATCTGAGCGACCCTTCGAAAAGGTTCTTGGCAGGCAAACCTATACATGCCCACTCACCTTTGCGCAAGATCGAGCAAAGTTGCTCGAGGTTACTCTTCGGTCAGGGAGAAGCGAACCCTTAATCCCTAAACTTCGCAAGGATTCTTTGCGTGAATTCAATCCTTACGATGAGACAAATGAATTCACTTTAGATCTTTATCCTTTTTAATTATGGCAATTTTCCCTAAAGAAAAGAAAAAGGCGCCAAAAATGGCGCATCACGATCTTTCGCATTATTTGCGGACGTCGATGGCTCCGGGTCTTGGCTACCCTCTTTGTTGCATTCCGTGCAACGCTGGTGATCATCACCAACTTGAGTTTAAGCACCTTATGAATACGCAGGCGATTCTTAACCCCCTTTACGGTTCGTATCGTCTTCAGATTTGTGTGTTCTTTGCCGGTGTTTCGCTTTACATTCCGAAACTTTGGCGGAATGGCAGTATGGTTGATTCAAGTGGTCGTGGTACTTTAGATGTAAGTTTTCCTGTTATTCGTCCAACTCCACACAAGCCAATGTATCAAGTTAATGAGTGTTCTCTTCCTGCTTTTTTAGGCATGGGTTATCACACAGGCCTTTTTACTGGTGATCAAAGTCAGTTTACTATTAATTTGATTCCGTATTTGATGTATTATGATATTTTCCGTCATTATTATGCAAATCGGCAGGAGGCTCAATATCCTGTAATGATGGGTATTTGGGATCAGTCTACGCGAGTTTCTCGTTATTCACTTTCTGACTTGGATGCTCTTTATGGTGCTCTTCCTTGGGAAGGCGGTTCTTTGGATGGCGATTCTCGTCTTACAAAGACTCCAATTTTTTCTTTATTTAGAAAGCTGGAACCTTCTTCTTCGGCTCTTCCTTCTATGTCGGTGCCGCTTGGTGGTCTTTGGCAGTCTTGTTATATGCCGGATCGTATGAGTGTGATTCTTAATGATCAGTTTTTTAAGAAAAACGTTTCGACCGTTACGGTTTCTACGACTGGCGATTCATTTCAGGTAGATCAGCTTGTTACGGCTAAAAAACTTTGGAATGCTCGAAATAACGACGTTGTAACCAATGGTACGTTCAAGGATTGGATTCGTGTTCACTTTGGCGTCACCCCAAAAATCATGGATGACATGCCTACGTTCTGTGGTGCTACTTCTTCGGATATTCTTTTCGAGGATATTCGTGCTACGACCTCCGCTAAGATTGGCAATGCTGATCAGTATCTTGGTGATAAAGGTTCGTCCGCGTTGGGTTATGGTGATTCTCGACGATTCAATATTGCAGTAGATCGTCCCGGTTATATTATGGCTATCGCAACTCTTGTTCCTCGTGTTGATTATTATCAATTTACTGAGCGTTACGTTCGTCATCGTAAACTTTCGGATATGTTCTTGCCTGAGTTTAATGGTATTGGTTATCAGGATGTTCTTGTTTCCGATATTAATTCGGAGTTTCCGGAAGGTTGGGATGGCTCTCAATCCTATAATATTGAGAATAATCCCTTTGTTCAAGCTGTAGGCAAGCAGCCTGCTTGGATCGAGTACATGACAGCTGTAAATAAGATTCGCGGTACATTCTGTACGTCTGAGAGGTCTTGGGTTCTTGCTCGTGATATGCGTGCAGATCGTGATCCTGACGCTACTATGAGCCCTGCTACAAATACGGCTTTTACGGCTTATATTGATCCTGCCGATTGGAACCAACCCTTTGCTGACCAGTCTCCTACGGCTCAGAATTTCTACGCTCAGTTCTATCTGCGTCATCGTGTTCGCAGCACTGTCCTTAAACGCTTACGTCCTAAATTCTAAAGTTATGCGATTATATCTAAAGACTACACCTGCTGCTTTCGTTAAGCCCGCAGGTGAAACTTTTCCGGGTTTTACTCTTACGGAGGTTATCGACCAGTTCTACGCTGAAGGCGTTGTACCGGACTTCATCCCGGCCGATTTAGGTGAAGATTTAGTTGATGAAACTGATGCCGAGGGTCGTTGGCTTGTTGATCCAGACGGCGATATTCGTACGGATCGATTTGATAAGCTGGAAAACGATCTTATGGCTGGGCTTGATGCTGTTGTCGATCCTGCGCCGGCATCGGATCCTACGCCGGCTTCCGATCCTGCGCCGACATCGGATTCTGCGCCGGCATCAGAAGCCTCTCCGGCATCTGAGGAGTAGTAACCAGAAAATCGGGGAATACAATATATAGTACTTGATAATATTGTATAAGTGTGGAAATCCTTATAAAAGGATTCCACACTGATCCCCGATTTTCTATAAAATCTTTCTGTATGGCTAATCTAGATCAGTACGCACCCTACGTGGATGCGGTAGGAAACGCGGCCATGAATTTTGCAATGGCTGACCTCTCCTACAAGAAAAATAAAAAGCTACTCCAGCAGCAGTACAAGTACCAGAAGGAAGCCGCGGAGCTTGCGTGGCAGCGCCAAATGCAGTTCTACGAGGATCAAAAGGCCTATAACGATCCTAACGCGGTTCGTCAGCGTTACGAAGCCGCAGGCCTGAATGTTAACGCCGCCTTTGGTACTGCTGGTAGCTACTCCCCTACCAATGCTCCCTCTTCTGTGCAGCCTGCTGGTGGTGTTTCGACCCCTTACGTCGATTATACCAACATGAAGTTTCAAAGCGCCCTTGGTCTTGCAAAACAAATGGCCGAGATTGACCTTATCAAGGCTCAAGCCGATGAAACCCGCGGTCGCACCCTTGACCCAGGCGAGACCCAGCGAGGTCAGAAGCTCGGCAATGATCTCACAGCTTTGAATACCCGCCTTACTGACGCCAATATAATTGGCAAGGATTTGGCAAACAGGCTCGATTCTCTTGACCTTCGATTCCGCAATGAGGTATATGACACCTCGGTGGCAATCGAGCGCCAGAAGGCCTTGAATATTGCCAAGCAGTACGAGGTGATGAACGAGGATATCGCCCGCTCGGTTGCTGGTCGATCTCTCACGGAAGACCAGCGCAAGGAGATTCAGTCTCGAATTTGGCTTAATGCCCGTAACGGTGCTTTGGCTCAGATACAGGCTGAGTATCACGGTAAGCTTTCGCAGGCTCAGATTGATGAACTTGTGGCTAAGACTGATTCGTTGGAGTCAACAAAGAAATGGCTTGACGAACGCGCTAAGACGGAGAAGGCCTCGAGGCGTCTTACCGATGCTAAGGCTGAACTTAGTTTGATTGATCTTCACGATCTTCGCAATATACCCGAGAAAACGAGGCAAATTACGCGTTCTATGAAGATGATCAAGGATGGTTTGATATATTAATGTTTTTTTATACATTTGCCTTATGAAACAACCTGTTGACACTCTTGCACGGTTAATAATTGCCGTGATTAAGGCGAAAGTTTACATCTTCGTCTTTCTTCTTATTATGTTTTTAGGTGCCGAATTGAGGCAGTGTATAGGATGACCAATCCCGTTTTCCTTTTTGAAGTCCCGGCCTTTTGAGACCGGGCTTTTTCTTTTGCCTCAAACTCAATAAACAGGCACCGCAGGTAGCGTTTAGCACCTTTATAAGGTGCCATGGTCGCGGACGGAGTCCGCTGGCACGTAAGCGATGGTTTACCATCGCGCCCATAAATACCCGATATAAATATCTGTGCGAAGCACACCTTCGGGTGATGGGGAGGTCTGGAGGGGAGTTAGGGGGCCCCGCGGATGAGATTGTCTGCAGGCCGTGCGCGTGCGCGCGCGCTTCGCGTGCGTACGTGCGCGAGACGCTAAGTAGCTCAGACGCAAGGTTCGGCCCCTACTCCCCTCCAGTTACTTAATAAAAATGATGAATTTTGTAAAATAATCGCTTTTTTTTTGTACAAATGTAAAAAGTTTATATATTTGCACTTGCGTTAGCTCCCGATCTTTGACGTCCTGCTTGTCCCCCACCCCGGTGGTGTTAGTTCTCAAAAGGGATAAGCAGATTTAACATTATGTTAAATTCGCTTATTTCTTTCATTAAATTTTTCAGTATCAGAACATTTTTAACTTTTCTAAAATGTGTAAAGATGACACTAAACGAACTTGTAGGCTACTTGAAGAGCTTACCCAAATGGTCTCGTGTCTTGATCGTGGTTGCGGCTGCTGTTGCGGCTGTCGCCATCTTACTCTCAAGTTGCACTCGATACTCTTATACCTACGTGAAGGGTTCCGAGGTTGAATACGAAAAGGTCGATTCGATGAACATATCTCGTATTAGGCGATGAGGTCTCCCGAGACTTTCCGTAATTCAAGACGCATGGACGCTATAAGGGGCGTTTTTGTGTTGCTTAATATTTTTTACAAGGCCTCCTATTTGGATTATTGTGATGGCGTTATTGTGTGTCCCGCTACTTACGATTCCCTAGTTGTGCTTGGTAGCTATGGTTTCAGATTCTCTTATCAGAAGGAATTTTCCTTTGTTGGCTCTGTTGATTTCATTCTAACCATTCATGTGAATGATATCATACATCGTATTTTTGAAGTTGTACCTAAATCTGATTGTCATGTCACGTTTCAAAAGAAAAAGAGGAAAGAGTAAATCTACTCGTCCTCATACTCAAGTCTTCGACGTTGGAGGTAAACGGTTGTAATGTCGCATTGCCTACGTCCTCGTCAGATTATTAATCCTCATTTTAATCCTAAGACCACACTTGGAGCTAAAAACCTCCGAGTGTGGCGTATTGCGAACGGCTCTCCGCAGGGTTATCCTGAGGATTATCAAATTTTAGTTGATTGTGGCAAGTGTCTTGGTTGCCTTCGTGATAAAGCCCGCTCTTGGCGTGTTCGCTTGCTTCATGAACATATGTTTGGCAATCATGATTCCTGCACGTGTTTAACATTAACTATTGCACCTGAATATTATG